TGCCCATGATCGGGGCGATTGCCTTCAGGTAGGTGAGGTAGCCGTCGCTGTTAACGTTAGCAACCACCTTGCAGGCACGGCCACGCCCCACGTAGCACGTGCTGAAGTACCCGCTGCCGCTCGTGGTCTGGGCACCCGTGATGCGCCGTGCCTCCTCGTCCGCCGCGCCCACTGGGCACCCCATCACCCGCATCCGCACCACCTTGAGCATCGCCGCCTCCGCTCGTTGAACGTGACCCATTCTGCCAGAAAGCGACGGGGCCGTCAAGCCCCGCCGCCCTGCTAACGTTAGCACCCGATCTCGGTTGCCAGCGCCCTCACCGCGTCCCGCGCCGCCGCCTTCGCCTCCAGCGTAGGCAGTTCCGCATACGCCTTACGGATGAACGAGAGCGCAGCCGTGATACGCTCGTCCGGCGGGAGCGCATCGAATTCGCGGGAGCCACTGCTACCGTTAGCATCGCCGTCCTCGCCCGCTTCCGCGCCCTTGGCCGCCTCACGCGCCGCCTTCACGTCGGCCCGCACATCACCCACTGACCGAGCCACCACCTCGCCGTCGGCTTCGAGCGCCACCGCGATCCCGTACTCACGGGCATCCGTGATGAGCTTGCGGTAGACGCGGAACGTGCTGACCGTGTTCGGATTCCAGTCCGCATCGTAGAGCGGCGCCGCCGCCTCGATCTGCGACTGCACAGCCCGCCGCAGCCCCTTGTGGTCGAGCGCCTTACGCTCCTCCGTGCTAGCATACGTCGCCAGCCCGTCCCACACGCTTGCCCCCGCCTTCTCCGCACCACGCACCGCGTCGAGCACCACTCGCATGATCGGGTGCAGCGTCGCCACACTTGCCTCGCCCAGTTTCGCACTCATGTCACACTCCCTCGGAATCCGCCGGAACAGCCCGACGACGCCGATAACGTTATCACCGAACCGGCCGAATGCAAGTTTTCACCGACGAACGGCGGGTTCTGGCCGACGAACGGTAGATCAGGGGCTTAGACGCGAATGATTCTCATTCCCTCACACGTGCGCGCGTAGGCGATCACGTACACGGACGGGCGGGCACGCTCGCATGCCCCCGTGGGGGAGTGTGGGTGGGTGTGTGGATGGAAGAGGTACCCTCATAAACTACGCAAACCAAAATCCGACCCTCCTAATCCTCCCCAGCCCCCTCTTACCTTAACCCCCTCTTTTATTCTCCCCCTAATGGGGTTCGCCCCCGCCCCTCCTTAAGGTTCCCTACCTTAATGGGAACTATTCTCAGTTAGAGTTGTCTAAAGCATCCGTATGAGTATCCCAGCCAAAGTCGCCCTTAAGGAGATGGTCAAAGGTAAGACCATCACAAAACCCGACACCAGACACGAGATGCTGGAAGTTGGGCGTAGGCTTATCAATAAGAAAGCCAAGGACGTAATAGAGGAGACTCTCAGGATTGCTCTGGATAGTAAACACCCTGACCAGATGACAGCCCTCAAACTACTCATGGGCAGGGTAGCACCACAGACGTTCTACGAGAAGCTAGCCGATAAGGCGGGCGCCGGGAACAAGGTGAACATCCAGATTAACGTGGTAGGCCAACAACCGGAGAAGGTTGTTGAGGATGCAATTATCGTAGAGGTCAAGGATGTCAAGCCGGAAGCTGAGTGATCTACATCCCTTTGTTCAGCCTATGGCTACGGAGTGGCTCCGTGAATGTCGTGATCTCAATCTAGATATACTGGTTACGTGTACCCTTAGATCCAACGAAGAGCAAGAACGGCTGTATGCACAAGGGCGCACAACTCCCGGTAAGATAGTTACATATGCTCGTGCCGGAGAGAGCTATCACAACTACGGACTTGCCCTAGACTTTGTTCCCTTGCTTGAGGGAAAGCCTACGTGGGGCACCAAAGGTAGGGATCTGGAGTTGTGGACTTTGGCCGGAGAATTGGCCGAAGAGCATGGTTTTGAGTGGGCGGGCCGTTGGACTCGCTTCCGAGAGTATCCGCATATTCAGGCTACCTTTGGCCTGTCTATCTCAGACTTGAAGAATGGAGTACGCCCATGAGACAGAACCACAACGAAGAACGGGGAACCTTTGAACGGCATGCACAGAGCATCATTGCTGCCGTCATCCTTGCTGTAGTGCTATACTCAGGTAAGACTATGCAGGAGGTTCGTGACCAGTCTGCCAAGACAGCAGCCGAGGTTACTATCTTCCAGAAGGCAGTATCGGAGCGAGTTACGGCGCTCCAGACTGATGTGACCAACATCCGTCAAGAGATCAGCCGGCTTACCGAAGATCGGTATCGTCAAGGTGATATGACTACCAAGATGTCAGATCTGGAGGCTCGCCTCCGTGTCGTCGAAAAAGATCACGCCAAGATCAATAAATGAAAGCATGGTACAAAAGCCGCGTTCTGTGGTTCAATGGGATCGCTTCGGTGCTGGTGGCACTGGAAGCAGTGTTCCATGTTCTTCAGCCCTTGCTTGGGCCAGCCGTCTACCCAATAGCCTTAGTCACAGTAACGCTCGTCAACTCGCTACTCCGAGTTATTACTACACAAGGAATTGGCAGAAGTGATAAGTCTTAACCCGAAGGACTGGCTGCTACTTGGTTTCGTAGTTCTCAGCTTCCTTCTTATCTTAGGGATGGCGTACCAAGAAAACCGATACAACCAGTTGAAGGTTGAGTATGCAACCTACCAGAAAGAACAATCCGAGGCTTACGCTGAAGCGCAGCGCCGCGCAACGGAAACGCTCCAAGAGCAGATCCGTGATAAGGAGCGTGTTGAGGTGGCTTACAGCAATAGTATGCGTAGCCAGTCTGATCGGCTTGCTAGCGCTCTTAGGCGGGTGCGCGAGTACGAAGCCTCCGGTGCTCGTAAGCCAGCCGAAGCCGCCCCTGCCGAATGCGGAACTTATGACGCCAGCCCAGCCCAACTTTCTATCGAGGATCGAGAGTTTCTTGTACGGCTCGGATCAGAAGCGGACGGACTCGCCCTGAAGGTAAACTCACTTCAGGACTACATTAGAGAGATTACGAAGTGAAGCCTCTCTGGCTGCTACTGCTGACCAGATTCTTCATTTCCAAAATTGCTTGCAAAATTTTGGTGCCGTTGTATGCCATCAGGGGCAAGTACCCTTGGTGGATGGTAACACCGGACGATCCGGTATCTCCCTTCGGGAGCGGCACCACTAAGACGGCAAGTACCGAGCCGACGCAGATGATGATCTACAAACGGTTCGGAAGATGGGTAGGTGATGTAGTGTGGCTGGCGTGGCGAAATGCCGGATATGGGTACGCTTATGCCCAAAAGCCAGATTGGTTGAAGGATCCATCTATCAGATATGAGGACTTGGATATATGGGGAACCCCGAACGACAGGGTTTATTTGAGAGCACCGGATTCTACGATACTAAGGGAGCGGACGTACAAGGTTGGCCCTTTCCGTTTAATCGTGGGGTATCGCTTGACGCCCATCTTGCAAGGCGTGTTAAGGAACAGGAAGAAGATAGCCGACGGTTTGCAGCCGGACTTGCTTCCTGCGTTTCACCCAAACATGGATGCCCGACCAGTCGTATCTCTGAGGACAAGCAGAACCTTATAGATGAGCAAAACCCTTAAGGTCGAACTGCACCACGGTCAGAATGAGATCTTCAACGATAGGCACCGATTCAAAGTAATTGCTGCTGGACGACGTTGGGGTAAGTCTCGTCTTGCAGCCGTAGTCCTCCTTAGCAAGGCTCTCCAGAGTCCGGTTAAGGATGTTTGGTATGTTGCTCCCACGTTCCAACAGGCACGAGATATCATGTGGAACGTACTGCTTGAACTCGGACACGAGGTAATCAAGTCAGTGAACGTCACTACCTCCACGATCACGCTGATTAATGACCGCAACATCATGCTGAAGGGAAGTGACAGGCCGGATACCATGCGGGGTGTCGGCCTTTACTACGTAGTGGTTGACGAGTACGCCGACATGAAGCCGAGCGTATGGGAAGAAATCTTGAGGCCAGCCCTTGCAGACGTAAAGGGACAGGCTATGTTTATTGGGACGCCTAAAGGGCGTAATCACTTTTACTCGTTATATAAGCAAGGACTAGGTAAGGAAAAGGATCCTGAGTGGAAGGCATGGCACTTCGTATCAAAGGACAATCCATTTCTTGACGCAGAGGAAATAGATGCAGCGCAAAGAACCATGTCGTCTGCTGCTTTCAGACAAGAGTTTGAAGCTAGCTTTGAGCAAGGCGGATCCGAAATCTTCAAGCGAGAGTGGATCCAGTACAGCGACGAAGAACCGGAAGATGGCGAGTGGTATGTTGCAGTTGACCTTGCCGGTTTTAGTGGCGTCGAACAGGCTGCAATGCGGAAAGATTCCAGATTGGACGAGCACGCAATCTGTATTGTAAAGGTAGGTTCGTATGGGTGGTGGGTCAAGGATGTCCGACATGGCCGCTGGGATGTACGGCGGGCCAGTGTGGAGATCCTGAAAGCGGCGAGGGACGTTAATGCTCGCATTGTGGGCATTGAAAAGGGAGCGTTGAGAAACGCAGTATTGCCCTACTTAGACGATCAGCGCAGGCGCCTAGGGTACTATCCTGAAATAGTTTCCCTCACTCACGGAGGTACCTCTAAGACTAGCCGTGTCATTTGGGCTTTGCAGGGCCGACTCGAACACGGCAGGATCAAATTCAATTATGGATCATGGAATAAACACATGGAGGAGCAGCTTCTCCACTTTCCATCCAAGTACGTGCATGATGACCTTCCCGACGCGCTATCCTACGTGGATCAGTTAGGTAAGGCAGTTTACATAGATGTGGACGATATGAATAAGTTTTCTACTAACTGGGAACCTGTTGACGCCGAGGCTGGATACTGATGGAAGAAGAGAAAACATCGACTGATACTCTAGCCTCTTGGATCTACTCCAAGACGAAGGGGTGGGAGGACGACAGGAATAACAAGTTCGGTACGAAGTGGGATTCGTATGAGCGCGCATGGCGCACCGTATGGAATCCAGAGGATCAGAATCGTGAGTCTGAGCGCTCGCGCATTGTTACTCCCGCACTCCAACAGGCAGTAGAGGCAGCGATCTCGGAGATCGAGGAGACTGTTTTCGGCTCGCCTGAGATCTTCGATATTCAGTTTGACCCCGGTAAAGTACAGCCAGAAGCAGTAGCGCAGACCAAACTCAATCTGCGTAAAGAGATTCCGTGCTCCAAGATGAGGAAAGCCGTAAGCGAGTCCCTAATCAATGGGGCCGTGTTTGGAACTGGTATCGTTGAGCTTGTCCTTGAGAACAAGGAATACTCCGCCCCCTCCATGCAGGAGGTTAATGGCGTGCAGTACAACGGTATCGTTACTGGGGAGCGCACCTATGTTCGGTGGAAAAGCATCAATCCGCGAAACTTTGTCATTGATCCAACGGCAGCTTCAGTCGATGAGGCGCTCGGTGTGGCAATCATTGAGTACGTTGGCCTCCACGTTATCAAAGAGTATCAAGAGCAAGGCATCTACGATAACAAAGAAATTGTAGGTACCTATCACGCCGACAACGGTATTGAGATTGACAAGCTATCCAGTTCTCAGTACACGCAAGATCGGTGTAAGATGATTCGGTACTACGGTAAAGTTCCGCGCCGTCTGTTGATGGAAGTCAGCGAAGGCGAAGAAGTTGTTGATCTTCTGGGCGAAGGCGAGGATGTACAGGCCGATGGCGAGTACGTCGAGGCGTTGGTTGTAATTGCTAACGATAACATCGTCCTCAAGAAGGAAGAGAACCCGTTTATGATGAAGCATCGGCCCATTGTGGCCTTTGCTTGGGATCACGTACCGGGCCGTTTCTGGGGCCGTGGCATCTGCGAGAAGGGTATCCAAGCCCAGAAAGCCTTGGATGCAGAGACTCGCGCCCGTCTGGACTCGTTGGCCTACGTCGTTTTCCCGATGCTGGCCGCTGATGCGACCAAACTGCCTCGCGGATTCAAGATGGATATCCGCCCCGGCAAGCATATTCTCACTCAAGGAAACCCTGCCGAAGCCCTGATGCAGTTCAAGTTCGGCAATCTAGACCCTAACCACTGGCAGAACTTCGAGAATCTGCGTCAGATGGTCTTTGAAGCTACCGGAACGAACGAAGCAGGCGGCAGGGTTCCCGATGGCGCCAAGACTGGAGCGTTTTCCATGTCGCTTAGCGGCATGATTAAGCGCACGAAGCGCGTTCTGTTCAATTTCTACGATGAGTGTTTCGTCCCCGGCATCGAAAAGATGGCGTGGATGCTCATGCAGTACGATCCTGACCGCTTTCCGGCCGGTGATTTTGACTTTGTGCCCACCACGATGATGTCTGTGTCGGCGCGAGAGTACGAAACTGCCCAGTTGGTGCAGCTTTTGCAGACTGTTAGCCCCGAAACTCCTGCCTATCCGCATCTTATTGCCGGAATTGTGCAGAATACCTCGCTTCACAACCGTGAACAGATCGTTCAAACCCTAGAACAAGCCTCTCAACCCAATCCTGAGCAGCAAAAACTCCAACAACAGATGCAAGACCTTGCAATTCGCAAGGAAATGGCGTCGATTGCAGAGATTGAGAGCCGTGCTGGCCTGAATATTGCGCGGGCCGAGTACGAACGTACCTACAAACCGCAGATCGAGATGGTCAACGCTATGGCGGAAGCTCGGCCTGACCAAGAAGGTGACAGGGACTTCGACAAACTGGTTAACATCGCTGAACTCGCCATCAAGGAGAAGGATATCGAGTCCAACGAGAAAATCACGAAGATGCAGATGGCTTCCAAGATGGCTACGGACTCCCAAGTGGAGCAGATCTCGAAGCTACAGGACGAAATCCGCAATCTCAAGGATGAACTCAAGGCGCAAGCCAAGAAGAAGCGGAAGTCCCGCAAAGAAGCTGACGGTTCTATCGTAACTGAACTAGTAGACTAAGGAGATTTGAATGGCTGTTAACTATTCGACAACCGTTAAGACCAATCGGATGACCGCTGTGCGGGATTCGATTGATGCTGGCGGTGCGGCAGGGAAATTGGAGATCGGCACGACTGGCATGGCTAGTGTCCTTGCTACGATCACTCTTGGATATAGCGGCGCCTCTACTGGAACTGTGTCTGGTAGTGTTCTGACACTGGCCGGGTTTCCTCGCTCTGATACTTCGGCAGATGCCACCGGAACGGCGGCTGAGGCACGTATTCGTACTAGTGCCAATGCCGATGTGGTCACTGGGTTGACTGTCGGAACGACTGGTTCGGACATCAACCTTGACAGCACAAGTATTACGCTCGGTCAGACCGTCACTATCAATAGCGCGACAATCACGCACGCATAACTAAGGGGGCGATATGGCTATCGCCTCTGTAGGGACGATGGGGACGGGTGCTTCTAGCACCGCCGGAACCTCCTTCACCCTAACGACAGCGACTAACTCGCTGGCTAGTGGCGACTTTGCCCTACTGACTGTAGTAGCCGATAACACAGCGACGGCTGATGGCAACACCAATACTATCACTGGTGTCTCAGGCGGAACTGGTACATGGACTAAGCTAGGGGAGTATACTAACACCGTAGGTGGCGTAGCCGCCGATGGTGTCTGTACGGCAGTGTTCCTGTTTGAAGCGACAGGAACGGTGAACACTGGTACAGTGATGACAATCTCGCACGCATCTAGAACTGACAGATGCGCGTCGATGTGGAAGTTTACGAAGGCGTCCGGATACGGAATTAGGCTTGATCCGGATGCAACGACCAATCCAGTTACCAACGGTACTGATGCCGCTAACGGATTTGGATCAGCAGCTTTTAGTGGACTGCCGTCACAAGAACGGTTGTACTATCGTGGGCTAGGTAAAGAAGCCAATAGCACCACGGATATTACGGTATCCACTAGCTTTACAGCGGCGACTCTAACTCGCTCTCGCAATAACGCAAGTGCAGTTCTGTTGCGTGCTGAGTTCAGGATCAACACTAGCACTGGTGAGACTTCTAATCCGACTCTCGCTGTAACTGGTGATACCGCTGCTGTATTTGTTGCACTTGAAGAGTTCCTTCCGGCACGGACTGGTACTCTGGCGGCAACAGAGGCCACAACAAAAGATACATTCAGTTCTAGTGGTAAGGTAGAGGTCAAGGGTTCTGCGGCTGCTACCGAGAGCGCGACTAAAGATACCCTCGCGTCCACTGGTAAGGTAATAGTAAAGGGTTCTCTTGCCGTAACGGAAGCTGCCACAGCGGATACGTTTGCGGCCACAGGACAGCTTTCTACTGGTATCTCTGGTACTCTAGCGGCGACTGAGACTGGTGCTGACACCTTCTCGTCTACCGGAAAGGTACTAGTAAAAGGTTCGCTTGCAGTCACGGAAGTAGGGGCAGACACATTCTCCTCTTCAGGTAAGGTTCTGGTAGCTGGTGCTCTTTCTGTAACTGAGGTAGGCACCGATACCTTTGCCTCGACTGGTAAGGTAGTAGTTAAAGGCGTTCTAGCACTCACGGAGAGTGGGCAGGATACCATAGCTGCTACTGGCAAGGTACTCGTACAAGGCGCTCTAGCTGGGCAAGAGGTAGGCCAAGATACATTCTATGCCACTTCTAGCTCAGAACGTACAGGGACGTTAGATGCAACTGAAAGTGGTTCAGATGGATTCGCGGCAGACGGAACAGTCACAACTCCAGTCGTATCCGGAGGAGGTCTTGGAAGAGTCCTTCCATTCTCACCAAGATCAGGACTCGTTCAAGAGAAGGCGTACAAGAGAAGCATTGCAGTTGCGAAGAGAGCAATCAAGGCGGCTCAAAAAGATCCTCTTCTTGCTAGAGAATCTGAATTTAAGAAGCTCCTTAGTGAAGCCTATCGAGCCTTCCAAGAACTAGCGAAGCTACAAGAAGTTGCAGTACGTAACAAACTGATGGCTGAATATAAGCGCATGCGCGAGATCGAAGTCGAACTTGCCATGCGTGCAGAAGAGGAAGAGGACATGGCTCTATTGGCGGCATCACTATGGTAAAGCATGAGTACCCCTTCAATCTAGTAGAAGTTCTTTGGGAGGATGCGGAGAGCAGTGTAGGATGGGAAGGTGCAGAGGAAACCAACCATGACCCAGCAATGGTTCTAACAGTTGGCTTCCTCATTCACCAGACCGACAATATCCTGCACATTGCCTCCACAACCGACAAGGAACGCAACACTAACGCCCGCCTAAAGATTCCGGCGGGTATGGTCAGGAGCATGAAAGTGCTCAAGGCCGCAACCAAAAGGAAGAAGAGTGGATAAAGAACTGCAAGAGTATTACGAAGAGCGGTTCTCCATGACCGGCAGCAAAGGTTGGGAGCAACTGCAAGAGGACGTAGATCGCATGATCGCAGCGGTTGCTGACATCCGGAATATTGGGGCTAACACCTCTGTTGAGTTCCGTAAGGGGCAGCTTGATATCCTGCTGTGGTTGAAGAACCTACGAGATCAAGCAAAGCAAGCCTACGACGAGCTTACAAATGAGAGTGTTTGATTACATTTGCCAACACGGTCACATCCACGAGAGATTTGTTAACGATATCAACCAACCCGTTCTGTGTTCCACTTGTGGGGCAACCACAGAACGCTTGATTTCCACCCCAACCGTTAAACTACCCGGCTGGGATTCTTCCTTCCCCGGTGCGCAACTTAAGTGGGAGCGCACACGTGAGGAGAAAAGGAAACAAGAAATAAAGCGCGATACTTGGCAACAAATGCCGCGCTGATATAGCCCCTGTAAGGAGAAGCTATGCAAACCGAAGGCAATCCGCAAGGACTTGATGACGTTGTTAAATCGGAAGTGGAGACAGACGCTCCGGCGGAAACTGCTCTGCCCGAAAAGTACAAAGGCAAGTCGCCAGAAGAACTGGTTAAGATGCACCAAGAGGCTGAGAAGCTGATTGGTCGTCATGCCAGCGAACTTGGCGAACTTCGCAAGTGGGCCGACAACCTCATTCAAACAAACCTGACGGCTAAGCCGCAAGAAGAAGAAGATCCCGACTTCTTCGTAGATCCAAAAGCTGCTGTAAAAAAGACGTTAGAAAAGGATCCGCTCATCAAGGAGACTTTGGATCGGACTCGCCAACTTGAGGCGAAGCTGAATCTGCAAGCCCTTGAGAAGGCTCACCCTGACTACGAGGAGCTTATCGGCTCCCCTGAATTTCAGGAATGGGTGGGCAGTTCCAAGTTCCGTATGCAGTTGTTCAAGACTGCTAATGCGAACTGGGACTTTGATGCGGCCGATGAGCTTTTCTCCACGTTCAAAGCGCTTAAAGGAAGCGCCAAGAGCGAGCCGGAAGAAAAGAAAGCGGCGGTCAAGCGGGCGTCAGTTCCTAGCGGTGGGCAATCCACCAACGTCGAAGATGCGCAATCGCGTAAGATCTACCGTAGGGCGGATATCATCCAACTTATGAAAACAGATCCGAAGCGCTACTCTGCGTTGCAGCCGGAGATTATGAAGGCGTATCAAGAGGGACGAGTTCGCTAACTTAACCCTAACCAAGTAACAAAGGAGCTATATCATGGCTGCATTTGATGGCGGTACGAATTACGTCGGTAAGACTCAGGCCGACAATTTCGTACCGGAACTTTGGAGCGATGAAATTATCGCTACCTACGAGAAGAATCTCGTAGCCGTCCCTCTTATCAAGAACCTCTCGTTCGAGGGTAAGAAGGGTGATAAACTTAACATTCCGACCCCGACTCGTGGTGCGGCTACTGCCAAGGCGGCTGGTGCAGCGGTTACGCTGATTGCCAACGTCGAAGGCACGACTCCTGTCACGATTGACCAGCACTGGGAATACTCGCGCCTCATCGAAGATTTCGCTGAAGTGCAAGCGCTCTCCTCGCTGCGTCAGTTCTACACGGCTGATGCCGGCTATGCCCTTGCTACCCGCTCGGACACGGCTTGCATTCGTCTTGGCCGTGGTGTGAATGGTGGCACGCCGACTACGGCGGCTTCGTTTGCGTATGCTAACGCCTACATCGGCTCGACTGGTGCCACGGCGTACAACGCGACTAACGCGGCTGCTCTGGCGGACGATGGTATTCGTCGGGCGCTCCAGCGTCTTGACGACGCCGACGTTCCGATGGAAGGTCGTTTCATCATCGCGCCCCCGGTGTCTCGCAACTCGATTCTGGGTAACTCGCGCTTCTCGGTGTATGACACCTATGGCGAGAAAGTGATTCAGACTGGTAAGATTGGTACGCTGTACGGCGTCCCGGTGTTTATCACGACGAACGCGGACTTCGCTACTGGTGGCACCAACACCGACCGTGCTGTTCTGATCGGTCATCGTGACTTCGCTGTGTACGTTTCGCAGCTTAAGCCGCGCGTTCAGACGCAGTACAAACAGGAGTACCTCGCTACTCTGATGACCGCCGATATGATCTATGGTACGGCGGAACTGCGCGATAACGGCGCAACCGTTCTGGTTGTCCCGGCGTAATTGAGCTAGGGGAGGGGCCACAAGCCCCTCTCCGCTCTTTGGAGGATTTATGACTGTTAGACGTTTTGCACCGAAGAGTGGCATTGGCGACATTGTTGAAGTCACTCAAGAGTTCTCGATCAAGAACTGGCGAAATGAATGCGAGTGGTACGAGATTGATGTTAACGGTAACAAACTTCCTGACATGGAAGGTTTGATCGACTTCTGGAACCAACACGCAGCCCAAAGCAAAGCAAAGAAAACTAAGGAGTAAGCATGTCCGATTATGTCCGTGGTATTGACCGAGGCTATTACGACGCTGGCGTAGCCCGCCCTGCCCGTTATACCTACGGGCTTCCGGAGGCTCCGATTGATGGCAAGATCTATGGGCGTAAAGACGCTCAATGGGTGGTTGTTATTGATCTGACGGGCGAAGATGCTGGCGCTCCCGGCCCTGCCACTGCTCTGCCTCTTTCGGACAGTGGTACTGGCGTAGTGGGTACTTCTGTCAAGTATGCCCGCGAGGATCATAGGCACCCAGAACTAACCGGCCTTGATCCCACTCTTATCCCACCCTACCTAATTCAGAATGCAGGAGTTAAATAATGTCCGCTAATGCTGCTTTTGCCGCCACCCCTCGTTACGAGATTGCGCTTGCCGATACGGCGAATACTAACTACAACGGCACTGGCGCCATCGTTGAACTCTTCACGGCTGGCACCAATGGCTCGCGGGTTGATGCTATTGGCTGGCAAGCCCAAGGCTCGACCACGGCTGGTGTCATCCACTTCTACTTCCGCGAATCGTCCAGCGATACGTGGCGTTTCTTCTTTGGTTGGACTTATGGCGCGGTCACGTGTAGTGCCACCGTGCATCCGACTGGCTGGGGCGTCAGCAACTTGGGTATCATCTTGAAACCCGGTGCGCAGATTGGCTTTGCCATCTCAACGTCCACGAGTCC